GTCGTCGTGCAGCACTGCGGAGACGGCGACGAGGGCGGCGTGTCCGGCGACGCCGAAGACCTTGAACACGGTCTGAGCAGTCGGCGAGAGGTTCTGGAGGATCTGCCAGAGCTGGGTGAGGACGGGGACGATGTACTGCTTGGTGAGGTCGCCGAGCTGCTTCATGATCGGCGTGCCGTTCGTCATCACGTATGAGATGAACTTCGACAGGATCGGCAGCAGTTGGAGGCCGATGCGGATGAGCAGCGACTGGAATCCGGCGTCGAGCTCTCGGATCTGCTGGCCGAAGGTGTGCTGCACCAGCGCGAAGCCCTGGACGCGGCCCTGAGCGTCGGCTGTGGCCTTCGCCATGGCGTTGATCGTGTCGGTGGTGGCGCTGAAGTTGGCGCCGACGGTGGCGAGGGCGGCGTTCGCACCCGGGGCGGTGCCCATGAGGGCGCGCAGGGCTGCGGCGAACTCCGGGGTGCCCTCCTTGCCTGCCTTCGTCGCCGCCTGTGCCAGGTACTCCATGGCGTCCGTCAGCCCATTGGGGCCGTGCAACTTCGCCTTGAGTTCGTCGGCGGACACCCCGAACTGCTGGAAGGCGTCCATCATCGGCTTGGTGGGCTTGAGCAGCGACCGGAGCGCCTGCGCGAGGTTCTGCGCCGCGCGCTGCGTCGTGAAGCCGTGGTTGGTCATGTTCGCGAGCGCGGCGCCGACGTCGTTGAAGCTGATCCCGGCGGCGCTGGCGGCGGGGACGATGCTGGCGAACGCTTTGGAGAAGTCCTCGAGGTTCGTTTTGCCGTGCGCGACGGCCTCGATCATCTTCGAGGTGATATCCGCCGCCGCCGACGCCTTGAGGTGGTAGTCCACCAGCACGTCCGTCAGGGCCTGCGAGACGTGGGTGACGTCGGCGTTCTCCGCGACCGCGCCCTCGGCGGCCGCCTTCAGCACCTTCAGGCCGTCCGCGCCGTGGTACCCGGCCGCCTCGACGTAGTACATGGCCTTGGCGAGTTCGTTCGCCGAGATGCCGACCTGGCCGGCCATGTTGAGCATGCCGTCCTGGACCATCTTGAGGTTGGACTTCTGCTCGCCGGCGGAAGTGACGAGGCGCGTGGTGGCCAGCTGGTACTCCGAGGCCATCTTCACGGCCTCGACGCCGACCGCGACCAGCGCCTCCCCGGCAACTGCACCGGCTCCGGCGAGCACCGACTTCATGGACAGGCCGTCAGCCTGGACCTCGCGGAACGACTCCTTGGCCATGTTCTTGCCCACGATGAGGATCTCAACGAGATTCCCCGCCACCTCACATCACCTCCTCACTCTGCTCGATCCGCCCGCGGGCGGCGATCTCCAGCAGCTGCAGCACGCTCGCGTCCTCGGCGAGGACCTCGGACGGGAGCTTGTGCCAGCGGTCGCACAGGCTCAGGACGAACTCGGCGTGCGCTAGTTCTCCGGGCTTGCGGACAAGGTCTCCGTCGGGATGGACACCTCCAGCGGCGGCGGCGTCGCGCCATCGCTGGAGGCGCTCGGCAAAGGGGCGGACACCGTGCTGACGGCCGCGCCCCACGCCCGCTGCAGCTCGAGCATCTCCCCGAGCTCGAGCCGCTTGAGGCCCTCGAGGGTGGTCGGGATCTCGCCGTTGTCGTCCTCGAGGTCCCACGACTGCAGCCGCGAGGCCATGAGGGCGAACTTCTGGTCGAGCAGCTCCTGCGTCTTGGCAGGGTCGTCGGTGGACTGGTTGAGGATCTCGGCCTCGCCGAGGGTCATGCCGCCCATGACGACGGTCGCGCCCTCGAGCGCTGTTCCTTCGCCGAACGTCAGCTTGTAGCTCTTGCGCTGCAGCTTGTGGCCCATGTGGGGGTGGCTCCTTGCGGGTTAGGACCAGGTGGGGACGACGCCGTTGGCCAGCGACCCAGGGACGGTCCAGGTGAGGTCGCCGGTGTTGGCGCGGGTCAGCTGGTAGTCGGTGAGCACGACCGTGGGGCTGAGGGTCTTGCCGTTCTGGACGTTGGTGATCAGCCGGTTCACCGAGGTGCTGCTGATCGTCTTGAAGACGTCGTGCTCGCGGTTGGTGGCCGGGTTGAACACGCCGGTCATCGAGATGGTGAAATCGGCGAGGACGAGCAGGCGCTCGTTCGCGGACTTGTCGATGCCCGTCACGTCCTGCACCGCGCGCGGTGTCGCCCACTGCAGGTTCGTGATGTCGTTGCGGATGTCCTGCTGGACGTTGCTGGCGTCGTCGACGCTCAGCGTCGTCCAGCCGAGACCGGTTACCTTGGCCATGGCGGCTATCCCTTCTGCTGGAGGTCGGCGAGGCGCTGCTGGTGCTCACCGAAGTCGTCGTTCCACTGCTGGCCGGTCACGCGGTCGACGCGGCCGGTGGGGTTGCCGCGGGTGTCGCCGTCCCGGATCACGTACAGCTCCTCCCGCTCCACCCGCGCCCTGTGCTCGGTGGCGCGGAAGCACGGCTGGCCGGCCTCGAAGACCAGCCACGTCTCCCCGGCACGCACGGCGAGCTCGGTGAAGCGGCGGCCGGTCTGCCTCACCCAGACGCGCTGCTCCTCGTTGAGGACCTCCAGGCGGACCCGCCAGCCGTTGAGGTAGTCGGGGCAGTCCACTTCAGCGCACGTCGCCTTGCGGAAGTGCGTCCGGATGGGGGCGTGGATCGAGTAGGTCTTGTAGCCGCGCGGGTCCATGAGGGGCATCAGAACGCCACCCCCGCGATCGGGTTGCGGTTCAGCACGACGGCGAACGTCGCCGAGGTGAAGCCGCCCGAGGTGGTGGTGGCCACGCGCACGTACCGGCGGATCGTTGCGTTGTTCGCCGTAGCCAGGCGCTGCCACGTCTGCGCTGCCGTCGTCGCCGAGAACACGAGGCCGGTCACGTCGGTGAAGGTGACGTTGTCCGCGCTGTCCTGCACGTGGACGGTGACGTCGGTGCCGGTGAACGCCGTGCACTGGAGGTACGCCTGCGCGCCGAAGTTCGTGGCGGCCCCCTGGTCGAGCGAGGTGCCGTTCGTCGCCGCGGTGTCAGTGCGCAGGCCGGCCGTGAGCTGGACGCCCCACTCGGTGCCGTAGCCGTTCGCGTCGCCGTGGACGGCGATGAGCAGCGATCCGTCGGTGCCGCGCGTGGGGTCGTAGTTGATCTGCTTCGCCACGAGGCACGCCGCCGGGTTGCCCAGCGCCGACCCGAGGGCCCAGGTCATCAGCGTGTCCGTCGTCGGCAGCGCCGACAGCACCGGGTGGGCGCCGGTCGGGTCCATGAACACGGTGAAGTCCATGTTGCCGTCGCGGTGCCCGAACAGGCGGGCGTTGGCGGACTGGGTGATGTCCGTGCCGTCGAGCGTCTGGATCGGGTTCGCGCTCTTCACCTGCTGGGTGTCGCCGGAGATGTCGTTGCCCCCGACCCAGAACGAGTGGCCGAGACCTGTCTGCTTGGCCATCAGGCCGCCTCCGTCCAAAGGTCGTCAACGAGGATGGGAAGGCCGAACTCGACCGTCCGGAACGGCTGACCACCCTGATCCGTGTAGCCGAACTGGCCCACGATCGGCTGCCCGCCGGCGTCGCCCAGGATGTCGACGGCGACGACGAGGCCGCCGAGGGTGAACCCGGCGATGTAGGAGGTCATCAGCGGGTCGAGGGTCTTGAGGAGGCGCGCGTCTACGTCTTCGGCGGGCTTCTGGTTCCAGCTGGTGCGCAGGCGCACGCGGAACGTCAGCTTCACCGAGGTGGAGGCGAGCCCGGAGCGGGTCGGGGTGAGGTCGAAGCTGCCGCCGATGATCTCGCAGTGCACGCCGGTGCCGGGTGGCACCTTGATCTCGTGGCCGGACACGCTGTCGAAGACGCCGAGGGTCTTGGCGTGGTCGCGGACCGCGGCGAGGATCTGGTCGGTCTGGAGGGTCACAGCAGCTTCACCGTCCGCTCAACCCACGCCGCCATGATGGCCTTCGTCCTCTGCTCCATGCGGTTTTTGACGATCCGGAACGTGTGGTAGCCGGGGAAGCGGGTGACGGGGCTGTTGCGGGAGCCGATGCCCTCGAGCCACGGCCCGTAGATCACCTGGCTGTCGTTGATCGAGTGCATCCACGGGTTCAGCGGCTCGTCGCGGATCTGCGACTCGTAGAACCCGGTCGGGTGCTGCAAGACGCTGTCGAGCTGCGTCAGGACCTCGAACCGGGTGTAGTCGGCGAGCTCCGTCGTGGCCTCTGCGAGCATCCGGTCGACGATCGTCGGCCCGAGGCCCTCGAGGGTCGGCCCCTTGAGGTGGACGTCGAGGCTTCCCTGCCCCATGTCAGATCACCCGCTTCCGGTTCTTGCGCGCGTAGGCGGTCTCCGCTTCGTCCCAGAGGTCGGCGAGCGCGGTGCCGATATGTGTGACAGCGGCAGCACCGTCGCCCTGCGGGTCGCGGTAGCCGCCCGGCTCCTGCAGGATCCGGTTCTCCGCCTCGGCGATCGCCAGGTCCCGCAGCAGAGACGGCACCCGCCACGTCGAGCACGCCGCGGCATTGGCGTGCGTCGTCGCGGTGGTGCCGAGCTGCCCGCGCAGCACCGTCAGGTTCCGGAAGGCGTACAGGTGCGTCCCTGCGTTGTGCGCGGCGAGCGTGGTTCCGTCCCAGGCCCGCTTCACCGTGACCGTGTTGCCGGTGATGTCGACGATCAGCATCCGCTCCTGATCAGCCTGCAGCACCTCGTTGACGTGCAGCTGCGTTCCGTCCGTCACGCCGACCGCCGCGTCGGTGCTGGACGCCGTGGTCAGCCCGGTCAGGTTCGTCTGCCCGGTGTCCAACGTCGCACTATCGGAGACCAGCATCCGCTCGCTGTCGACGATCAGGATGCTGCCCGGCGCCACCAACGAAGCATCCGACACCTGCACCGTCGTCCCCGTCGTCGAGGACACCGCGGCCGCGAGCTGGCCGGCCGCGTCCGTCTGCAGCCAGTAGCCGAACGTGCCCGTGATGCCGACGTCGAGCTGCGGCGTCGGCCCGGCGCCGAACGCGTAGTTCAGGTCCCGGCGCAGCTCCATGTACGTGTACGGCGGCCCGGAGTTGACCGGCTCGAAGTTGCATGCGCTGATCGGGATGCTCTGCCCCGGGAACGCCCCACCGGCCGTGCCGGTGGTGACGGCGGTCGGGATCGCGGCGAGGTTGTGCTGGTCGAACCACAACCGCCACGGGTAGGCGTAGTTGAAGTTCGGCCAGTCGAAGTAGCGGGTGGCGTCCTGCGGGTAGAACTTGAGGTGGAAGTGCGACTCGATGTTCCGGGCTGCGGACTGGATGGCGCGGTCGATGCGCCAGTTCTCCCGCGCGGTCTCCATCACGTCGAGCGCCCGCTTCACGTCGTCGCGGGTGCAATACGCCGGCGTCGTCACAGCCATGTCAGCTCCCACGCCTCATCGGCAGCAGCGAGCAGCGAGCAGGTGGCGGGGCGCCACTGGCCCCAGGTCCATACGCCGTGCCCGTCGGCGGTCATGGCGTGGCGCTGCTGGAGGTCAACGCCCAGGACCACGCCCGTGCTCAGGGTCGCGGCCGGGCGGGCGTCGACAAGCCGCGCCCCACCCAGGCCGAACACGGCCGCCGCCTCGATCGTGTCCCACAGGGTCGCCCCCTCGTCCGGGTGGCTGGCGGTCAGCCAGTACAGCGCGAGCACATCCGCATCCGACACGTCACGCCCAGCCAACCGGGCGGAGGCGGCGACGGCTTCGGCGGCGCAGATCGAGATGTCGTCGAGCGGTGACCAGTGCGACGGCTTCGCGTGCGTGTGGCCGTGCGCGACCGCGTGCGCGTGCCGCTTCGCCGCACTGGCCTTCGTCCCGGCCTCCTGCCACTTCTTCCACGCCGCAGCCTCGGCGGCGCTGACGGGGCGGTGCTTGCCCGTTCCGGCGTGCTTCGCGCCGCGGGCGTGCTTGGTCCGGTGGCCGTGGTGCCCCTTCACAGTGTCACCGCCCTTCCGCGGTCGAGGTGGTCTAGGGGAGTCCGCTGTAGGACCCGGGTGCTTCTGCGACGCCGTCGTACAGGCCAGCAGGGGGTTCGGGGCGGACCCAGTCGCGCGGGTACTGCCAGCCGTCGAACTTGCAGAACCAGATCCCGCTGTCCGAGGGCGGCCCTGGAAGGAGGGGTTCGCCGTCGTTGGGGCACGTCGTTGGCGGCCCGATGACGTTGGGGTCCATCTCGAACTCGAGACGGGCCTGCTTGCGGATGTCGAGCAGCTGGTACCAGCTCACGGCGTGTCCGCTGGGGGCTCTGGCTGGGCGTCAGCGGGCGTGGAGCGCGGCGCCGGGATGACCGGGGCCGGTGTTGGCTGCGGGGCCGTTACGGGCGCGGCGGGAGCCGCCGGGGCCGCGTCCGCGTATGCCTGCGGGATGTGCGGCTGCCCCTGCACGCCGTCCGGGCCGGAGATGGTGTCGCCGACCTCGTGCTCGGCCGCGCCGCACTGCGGGCAGGTGAGCATCCCGACTGCGCGCCGGGCGGTGCACGCGATGCACGTCCACAGGCTCACGCTGCACCACCCTTGGCGGCCGCCACGGGAGCGTCCACGGCGGGCACACGCGCGTCCTCGACGGCTGGCGCGACCGGTTCGGCCACGGCGACCGGCTCGGGCTCCATAGTGGGCGCCACGGGCTCCGACACCTGCACCTGCTCGACCACGCCGACCGCGATCTCCGGCAGCGGCTCGAAGACGGGCGCCGCGTCCGGCTGCGCCTCCAGCTCGGCGCGGGCATCCGACGGCCCCACACCAGCCACAATCCTCGCCATGCTCTTCCTCCTGCTCGGCTTCGCCGCAGGCTGCGGCTTCGGCTTCCTCGGGGCGCCCTCGCAGCGGTAGCAGTGCGACAGCCACGCCACCCGGTATCGGGTACCGCACACGTCGCACTGCCACAGCTGAGGCATCAGGCCGCCGCCACCTGCGCGCCGCTGTCGTACGGGATGTACGCGATGTCCCACTTCACCGAGCCGGTGTTGGTCGCCGACGTCGTGATCTGCACCGCACCGGCGTCGACGAGGATCCCGGCGGCCGGCAGGCTGACTCCGGCCTGGGTGGACAGGTCCGTGGCGACGGCGCCGCCGGGGTTGAACCCGAAGTGCGTGCCGACCGGTGCCGCGATGATGCTCGACGCGGTGCCCAGGTTGGTGGTCGACCCGGTGCCGACGGTCGGCGCGTAGCCGATCGCGAGGGTGCACGCCTGGTTCTGCACCGCCGTGGTCACCTCGCCGATCAGCGAGACGATGATGATCCGGCCGCCGGTGACGGTGAAGATGTTCCCGCTGGCGGTGGCCGGGAGCGTCGCGGTGGCGCGCGCCACGGTCATGCCGAGGCTGATGAGCCGGACGCTGTTGTTGGAGATGATCGTGGTCACGGCTCAGCTCCCCAGGATCGCGAGGTTGCCCGGGCGACGCTGCACGGTGAGGTCGTGGAGGATCGCGGTGACGAGGCCGGAGGCGCCCACGGAGCACTTGATGTAGTTGTTGGGGTCGGACAGCTGGCTGGTGAGCACGGAGAACGCGACGGTGCCGGACGCGATGGTGACCGCGTTGGACGCGGACTGGGTGGCGTCGACCCAGGCCGCGGTGCCGTTGGTCTGGGTGCAGGTCGACTTCTTCGTGATGATGTTGCCCGGGGAGCTATAGGAGCCCGCGTACGAGCTGGCCACCGTCACGGTGAAGGTGTCGTTGCCCGTGCAGATGAAGGTCACCGCGGACGCGTCGCGGAACTTGAAGCCCTGTCCTGCGGCGATCGGGATGACGTTGAAGACGCGGCCGAGGCCGAACATGCCTGCCATGGTGCTGCCCTGCTTTCTGACTTGGGGCCCGGTGCGCGGGGCGTCACTGCCGCGCTGGGTACTGCTGAGAGGGTCCGGCCGCCGCGAAGCGGCCGGACCCCTTGGAGCAAATCTACATCCACATGCGGATGTAGATCATGAGCTCAGGCTAGCGCGCCGCGATCTGCACGATCGGCGACAGCGTCGAGGACGACCCGTTGTGCGGCGTCAGCGCGGACTGCAGCCACGGACGGCCGTCGACGCGCTCGATCACGCGGAACGCCGTCATGTCGTTGGCGAACTTGTAGTGCTCGGAGCTCGAGGACTGCATGGTCATGCGGTCGCCGATGAGGTAGTAGGACAGGTCGACGAAGCTGATGTCGCCCGTCGAGCCCAGCGTCGGGGCCTTCTCCGTGAAGATGACCGGGCGGCCGAGGATCGTGACCGGCGGGGTCGCGGAGCCGGAGTTGCCCGGGTTGTAGCCGGAGCCGATCCAGACCGGGCCACCACCCGTGCCCACCGACAGGGCCATGGTGGCGAGCTGCGGGAACGTGTCGTGCGACGCGATCCAGTACGCGCTGCCCAGGCTGGTGGGGAGCATGCGGGAGTACATCTTGACGAGGTTCTCCCACACGATCGTGCCCGACGGCTGCCCGGACTCGGCCGCCACGGACACGGAGCACGGGGAGCTGATGTACCCGAGCGGCTCGGCGACGCCGGTGCCGGTGAACCACGCGACGTCCTCGAAGTACGTTACCGCGCGAGGCATCGAGCTGTCGAAGAACCCGGCGAACGCCGGGGCGTCCTGCAGCAGCTCGTTGGGGACCTCGGCGTAGGCGGTGAGCTTCTTGGCGTCGAGGACGACGCGAGCGAAGCTGGCCGAGGTGGCGGTGAGCGCCGCTGCCTCCTCCGTCCAGTACGCCGTCACGCCACCCAAGACGGACGAGACGTGGCTGGTGTCGTCGATCGTCGGGATCGGCACCCGCAGGCTCGACATGGGGATGACGGTGGCGCGCGGGCGCACGACC